TTACGCCGCCCCCGCCTTGATCTGGCTCACCTTGCCGGCGTGATGAGCGACGACGCCAAGCACGCCTGCCGGCACGCCGAACAGCGGGATGAACGACCCGACGATGACGGGGATTTGCGCCAGGATCGTCATGTCGCGGGTATCGAGCGCGCGCCACGCCAGGACGCAGCACAACAGGGTGACGACCGAAAACGCCACGCCGAAGCAATAGCCGACGAAATCGCGCCAGTAGCCGCGCCCGGTGCCGTCCTCGACGCGCATCGTCGCGTTGGTTTCCAGGGTCGGCGCCAGTTCGGCTTGCTGCGCGGCGGCGGCGGATTGGTTGGCCAGCTCTTGCAGGCGCACCGTTCGGTCGGCCTCGATCTGGGCCAGCTTGACCTGAGCATCCGGGTTGGCCAGCAGCGCCGTGTTGACGGCGGCGGGGGTCGCGTCGCAGCCCAGGGCGGAGGCAATCAGGCTGCCCGCTTCGACGGCGGCGCCGGGGATGTTGCCGGTGAGAACATCGCCCAGCAGCGGGGCCGCCTTGCCGACGAATGAACCGATATCGGACCAGTCCATGGATTTTCCTTTCAGGGATTTGGGCATGAAAAAACCGCCTCGGCGAAACCGGGCGGCGGGATGTTGTTAGGAGGCGGGCGGAGAAAAATCAGAAACCGCCCTGGCGTTGTGCGATGCACAATTCAGGGAAGGGGCTCATGCATCCATGCTATGTGCCGCGTCGAACGCCGCCGCCAGCTTGGTGTCGTAGTGATTGTCGGCATAGCCCGGCCCGTTGTAGAGCCGGGCGAAGGTCGGCCAATCCTGCCCCTGGATCGCCGCCAGCAGCCGCGTGTCCGAGCGGATGAAGCCGACAAAGGCGTCCAACTGCTCGCCCTCGCCGGCGACCATGGCGGCGACGAAGTTTTCGACGCTCACGAAGCCGCAGCGGCCGAAATTTCCGCCCATGATCTGGAACAGGCCCCACGACGCCGATTGCAGCGCCGCCGACTGGTCGAGCGGCATGGCAGAGGCCAGCCGGTCGTATTGGTGCCCGCCGGGCGCGCCGTACAGCGAGCGGTCCCAATGCGGCGAGGAAATGCCGGGGTAGCTGCTGTCCCAGCGGCTGAGGGTCAGGCGGTGGAAGGTCAGCGCCTCGAACAGGATTTTGGGGCGGCCATCGGGCAGGAAGCCGCCGCCCGAGGATTCGACATGACAGACGGCGGCGACGGCGGCGGGGTCGCAGCCCAGCGCCTGAGCGGCTCGGGCGATGTCGTCGGGGGCGAGCTTGGTGGCAGGGCCGGTGAAGTTGAGGGTGGTCATGACCGCACCTCTTCCTGCGGCGTTTCCGCCGCGCAAGGCGACACCGCCCCCGCCCGCTGCGCCATCCAGCCCAGGCCCATTTCGATGGCATGCGGCCCCAGATAACTGGCCGCCGAAATGAAGCCCACCGCCGGCAGCCCGGTCAGGCCGATGTAATTGGCCAGGCCTCCGGCCACGACGCCCATGCCCAGGGCCACGCTCAGCTCCCAGGCGGTTTGAACGGTGAGGAACCGGCGGCGACGGCCGGTGCGGACCATATTGGTGACGTAAAGCAAGCGGCCGATGAAGGCCCATAGGGTGCTCCAGGCGGCGGCGACGATGGTGGGCCACCAGTCGGGTGGGATGGTTTTATCGGGCATGATGCGGGTCTTTCCGGGCATGAAAAAGGCCGCACGCGGCGGCCGGGTGGGGATGGATTGGCATGTGGGTTACGCCTGAAGCTGTGCCCGCAAGGCGATCTTTTGCGCCAGACGGCTTTGCTGGATGGCGGGAAGTTTGGTGGTATCGAAGCCCATCGCCGCCCAGGTATCCTCCAGCCCGCGCGGAATAAAGACGTCGATGGCGGCGATCTGCACCAGGATCGGCGCGTTGTGCGCGGCTTTGGCGGCAACGGGATCGGGCGCAGGATCTGCAATCACGTTGCCCTCGTCGATCCAGGCTTGCACCGCGAAGCCAAGCGATTCGGCGGGTGGCCAGGGAATCAAGGCACCGCTATCGGTGTCGAGAATCAAATAACCCTGCTCTTTCCAAAGATAGGCCATGATCAAAGCTCCGCGCTGGCTAATATAGTAAATATTACGTAGTAAGAATTTGCAGAAGAAGTGACAACCCACGCGACATACCCGGTTGGGGTTATTTGGGTGGTGGTCAACGAGTAGCAGTTTACGTAGGTCACCCCCGACGTACTCAAGGCGGGGGTGGCGCGCATTTCAACAGGCAATGCGACGGCACCGCCGAAGCCGCCTCCAGCTGATGCCCCTAAGCCGGCGCTCTGGGTTGGCCCTGAAAAGCAGTAGCGCTGACAGCGGCGACGCTCCTCGCCGTAGTCGATCACCTCAAATGCTGTAGCCGATGACGACGCCTCCAACTGCACGCCGGTAATGTAAACCGCGTCATCCGCCCCCGCTGTGCCGCTTGGTGTCCAGGCAAAAGATGTCGCAAGCTGGGTGGTGCTGGCGCTCAAGGCCAGGATCTGTGCGAACCGCTGATAGCTGGTGGTCAGGGTATTGTTCTGGCTGTTGGCGATGGCGCCGGTCCAGGTGGCATAGGATGCCGCCGATTGATCGGTGCCGGCCCCTTGGGTGACCGTCGAGACCAAGGCGCCCCCGCTGTAATTCGCCCCAGCCTTGGCCCAAAAGGACAGGGTGACGGTTTGTCCAGCTAAGGGGATGCTATTAATGCTCTCTTGCGCCTGCAAGACGGTGATCGCACCCGCTGCCGAGGCGCCGCTGTTCCGCGCCAACTTCATCGCATACTGAAAGCTAGTCTGTCCGCCAGCAACCTGAGCCAAGATACCCGCCGCCGTACCGGCTTGCATGGCACACCAACGATCAAGCGACGGATATGTAAAGGCGGTGGTCAAGGCGCCAGACGCTCCCCGCTGAGCTACCCGCATCGCGCCGTTGATCAAGATGTTGCGGCGATATGTCGCTGTCCCTCGCTCGCTCCAGTAATTCGCCCCATCCGAGTTGACCGTCACGCTTTGCCCCGGCGGCACCATCAGCGATGCGCCGCCGTCGATCTGTGACGAGGCGGTCACGGTCACGCCGGCGCCGCCGGCCGTGGCGTTGGCTGACATGGTGATCGTCGCCGCTCCGGCATTGATCGATAGGATCGTCGTCCCGGCCGGAATGCCGGTGCCAGAGATCGGCTGTCCCACCGCCAGGCCTGCGGCGCTGCTGACCGCCGTGATGGTCGGCGAGGTGCTGGTCAAGGTGCCGGTGAGCGTCGATGATCCGCCGCTGATGGTGATGCTGGCGGCGGTGTCGTTATTCACAATGGCAGTGGCCCACCCTGCGGGCAGCACGGAACCGCCACCGGGCAGCGTATCCGTCATGGCCGCGCCGCTGTTGGAGCGACGCACCAGGGCGGCGCGGTCGGTGGCGGCAAGGGTGTAGCTGGCCTGCGCCGTCTTGGCATTCACCGGATTTTTGACGCGCAGATTGCCGCTGCCGTCATTTTCCAGCCCCGCGCCGATGCCCAAGGCCGCCAAAGCGCCGGCGACCGAGGCGAGCAAGTAGCGGGCGTCGCCAGTCGCCTGGCTGATTTTCTGAGTCAGCGTTTCGCTGACGAACGGCGCGCCGCTCACAATGACGATGTTCGGGCTGGTAACACTGACCTGACCATAGGCGACGGTCACCGTGAAGAGACCGACATAGCCGACATCGGCGGCGGGAGCGACCTGGGTTCCGGTAGCAGCAGCGACGCCGGCCTTGACCGCGAGGACACAGACGCCCTTGCGGGTGGTGTACTGCGCCGTCCCCGAATTGGCGGGGCCGCTATAGGCCACGCTCGGGTTGCTGCTGTTGTAATAGGGCAGCACCGTGCTGCCGCTGTCCTGGTCCTGATAGGCCGCTTGGACCAGATAGACCACCGAGAAGCCCGAGGTAGTCGGCGCCGGGCAGGACAGCGGGACCGAATCGAGGCTCAACCCCTGCTTAACGATGTTGTGTGCGGTATCGGCAGGCAGCGACGAATAAGCCGTCGCTTCCAGGTTTTGCAGGCTGTAAATGGCGCCGGGGGCAACCTGAACGCCGAGAGTCGCGGGACTGGTCGGCGTGCAGGCCAAGCCACTCAGGCATGTGGACGTTCCCAGCACCGACTGCATCGCCCAGGCCAACGCTACCATGGTGTTGCGGTTGGTGGATAACAGGTCGGTTTCCAGGGGGATGGCGCCTGGATAGGCAAACAGACGATCCATGGTTTCTCCACGAAAAAATCCGCCAGAAGGCGGCTTGGGGATTGAAGGCGGAAGCGGTCGGGCGAACCGGGTTCGCCTCTCTGCGACTTTCTAGTTTCTCAGGCGAACCCAGATGCAGGTTCCAGCCAGCTTGGCGTTGTCGGCGGCGGCGTAAATGTCGGCATCGGTCACGGCGCCGATGATTTGGCTCATGCTGGCGTAATCAGCCCGGCTGGGAGTGCGATAACCACCAGTCGGGACGCCGTAGCCGGCCACCAGCGGCACGCCGCTGCCGGAGGGACGAAAGGCCGTCACAAAGGCTTGGCAGGGCAGAAGCTGCGAGCCATAGCCCCCCGCCACGCCATAACCGCAGTTCGGCGCGCCATAGGCTCCGGTATCGGCCGGGCGTTGCGGCTCGAAGATCACCGGGGCGCGGCCGGTCAGGCGCGTCAGCATGGCGATCATGCCGGCGCGCGTCCCCTTCTCGACCAGCAACTCGGCTTTGATGCGGGCGCGGTAGGGATCGTCGAGTTCGTTTGTCCGCCGGGGCAGTCGGTCCCCGAAAAAGTCCCGCGCAATCAGATCAAGAAAGCCATCGGTCGCCGTGCCGATGCGCAACTGCCGGCGGGCATAGGCGATTAGGGAATAGATGAAGGCCCCCATATTCGCCGCCCCCGCCATCACGCCATCTTGGAATGGGGATTTGTCGGGAAACCATCCGGCCGGAAGCAGCGCCGTCAGGCGGGACAGGATATCGGGTTGATCGCCGGTCGCCATTTATGCCACCACCGGGTTGCCGCATTTGATGACCTGTTTGGCCGTGGCCGTCAGGTCCGCCGTGCCGCCGTTGAGTGTGATGCTGCTGGCATTGGTGACGCCCGCCACCGAATAGGCGATGGCGGATAGCTGGGTATAGGGCAGCGACACCCCCAGCGGCAGCGCGTTGATGGCTGTTTGCAGCGCCAGACCGACCGCCGCGACGACGGCGGCATGGACAAAGCCGGCGGCGCTGGTGATGGTCATCGCCGGGGTTGCCGTCACCACCACCGGTGCGAACACGCCGAAGCGGATGGTCAGGCCGCGCACCGCGTCGATGGCATTGGCCACCGTGGCGATCAGGGTCGAGGGCGGGGTGCCGCTGCCGTCATCGACCACCACATAGAAGAAGCCGTAATCAGGCGTCCCGTTGTAATCGGCGTTTTCGGTGATCGTGTAGACCAAGCCCTGCTGGACATTGGCGGCAGCGCTGGCGACCGCCACCTTCGTTGCCTTCGACAAGCTGGCGATGTAAAGGGCGAAGCGCACCAGAAAGGAGGGGTCCGTTTCCGCATCGACGCCATTGGTGAAGGCGGCGGCATTGGTCACGGTATCGATGCCGGGAATCGCCCCGGCGATGGTGGCAATGGCGCCGGACAACACATTGCCACCGCTGCCCGCCGCGTTGGCCATCACCGGAACGGTGACGCTCGATGCGCCGGGCGGCAGCACATAGCCGCCCAACGCCGCGCTATAGGCGGCATTGGTGGTGTCGATGGTGACGGTGAAGGCCTGGGTGCCGTCCTGCGTCTGCACACTGGCGCCGACCGGCACCACGGCCTGTTGGGTCGCGGTGAAGCGGGAGAAGGTCGCCGGCCCAGTCGAAAAAGTGGCAGCCAGCCGGGCGAAGCTGAAATCCGCCATCCACGAATCCAGATCGGCTCCGGTCGAGGTGGCTGCGCGTGTCAACCCCAGCAGGGTCAAGACGAGACCTTGCAGCCACAGCGCCACGCCGGACACCGCCTCGCCGGTCGCCAGCAGGATTGAGCCGGGGCTGAAATCCACCAGCATCGAGGACGCCGACTGCACCGCCGCCGCGAAATCGCTAACCAGGGCACTGAAATTCTTCGTGGTGAAGGCTGCCATGCTCGATCCTCAGGGCGAAACGGTGAAGCCAAGGCCGGTCGAAAGGCCGGTCGAGGCTTCGGTATAGGTGATGCGGACAGCCATGCTGTTGGCCTCCATACTGACGGTGACCACCGGAGCCGGCGACCGCGCCACGCTGGCTTCCAACAGCATGTTGGCCAGGATCAACGCCTGCATTTCCTGCACCGTGGCGACGCCGCCGATATAGGAGGCCAGACCGGCGCCATAATTCGGATGCCACAGGTAGCTGCCTGGATTGGTCAGCAGGCGGCGCAGGACGCGCTGCTTGCTCTGCGTCAGTCCGGCAACGACGGACAGGTCGCCGGTCGCCGAGGGGCCGATATCGGCGCCGAAGGTGTGATCAAGGTCCGCCATCAGTTCGGCGCTCCTGAACTACCCGATCCGGGCTGGGTGTTTCTGTGGGTGTGACCGTGCCCGCTGGTGCCATCCGCCAGGACATCGGTGTCGGAGCTGATATTCTGAGTGGCGTGGATGGTGCCCTCAAAGTTCGCGCTGGTCGGCCCACTGCCGCCGCTGCTCTGGCTCAGGTTGCCGACGATGGCGATACTCGGCGCTTGCAGGATGATTCCATCCGATGACAGCGCTTGCAGCAGGCCAGTCGCATTCAATGTCAACACCGCGTCGGTCTGGACGGTCAGATTGCCATGCGAGGCGACGTCGGTGGTGCCGGTGATGGTGGCGGACAGGTTCCCACCCACGGTCGCCGTCAGGTTGGTGGCGACATTGACCTCGACCGATCCGTCATTGTGAAACTTGAGGAAGCTTCCCGTTTTGTGGACAAGCCAGAACTCGCCGCTTGGCACCGGCAGCGGCTTGGTCACAGCCGAATAGAAGCGGTTGACGATGTGCGGCGCTGCAAGGCCGCCTTCCTGAAAGGCCACCTCGACGATGTCACCCTCGGACGGCGGGGCAAAGATGCCCCAGCCATTGCCCACCCAGTCCGACGACACCGGCATCCACGCGGTTTCCGGCCCATCGGGCAGGATGAAGACCTTGGCCGCGTAGTGGGTCTGGTCATAGCTGACGACGCGGCCCCGACGCGACTTGCCGTGCCCGGCCAGGGCTGCCGCCACCTCGCGGCGGATGATATTCAGAATCTCCGCGCTCATAGGGTCACCATCGATTGAGGGGAATGGTTCTTGGCGCGCAGGCTTTGGCGATACCCATCTTTCAGGGAGAGCCGCCGCGTGACGGTGTCGGGAAAATAGGTCTGGTCCCAACTGGTGCCGGTGCCGATCAGGCGGACCACGGATCGGGCGGTCAGCAGCGTGTCCCCCGGCATATCGGCGTTCAGCACCCGCTCGTGGCGGGTGATTTCCTCCGCCTTGGCCTTGGCCCATTGCAGCGCCTGGTCACGGTTCAAATTCGGCACGACGAAGCTGTAGACCTGACCGGAGCCGCCTTTCCGCTGCAACTTGGCAGAATTCTGCGCCTTGACCGTGACCGTGAACGAGGCCTCTTGCATTTGATGGTAGCTCTTGACCTTCACGATCACATCCTTGGCCAAGGTCAGGGACCGGCTCAACTGGATATCGGTGAAGCTCGGAGAGCCCGGCAGCGTGGCGCCATTGGCTTCGCGCCACATCAGCGGAAAATAATTGGTGGTCGCAGGATCGGTCGGCGGCTGGAAATACAACGTTTGCCCGAACACCCACACGTCGTAGCCTTCGCGTTCGGCTAGATAGGTCAGCACATCCCATTCGGTCTGTTCCGATGACAGATGCGCGTGGTCGATTTCGTAATAATGCCCGGCCCGCGCGGTTGTAGCCTTCACCACGGCTTGCAGGCCTCGCCGCTTGGCCAGTTGCTGCGCGATCTCCGACGATTTTAGATTCGCCCATTTCTCTGTGGTGCGGTTGTCGAGAAATCTCGCCGAATAATCCCGCCCGGTCACGGTCATGCAGCGCCCGCGCAGATCGAGCGCCACGTCGTCAACCTGCCCTTCGATCAAGGTGAACCATTCCGCTACCTGCCCGTTCGCATCCTCGAAGCCCACGGCAATGGCGATATCGGCGCCGTCGATGGCCGACCATATGGCCGGCGACCACGATGCCTGCAACGCCGAGGTGGCGACAGTGATACGGAAGGTATCGGCGGTGAAGTGGCTGTTGGACACCACCTCGACATCGATGACGCCCGCCAAGGCCTCGCCTTCGACCAGCACCCGGCCGCGCGGTTTGTAGCTCCAGCCGGCATAGGGATTATCGTTAAGGGCCAAGGACTCCTCCTCCGGCCTTCGGGTCGCGGGCGGGGATTTTCAGCGTCATCATCCCGCTGATACGATGATCGGTCAGGCCGTTCAGCGCGGCGATACGGCTCCACTGCGTGGCGTCGCCAAGTTGTTCCAGCGCGATCCGGAACAGATCGCCGCCGATCACGGTAATGGTTTTCATCATGCCACCGTTTGCGGAGCGGCCGCCGGGCCGGTCCATTGGATGTTTGCCCCGGTCGCGGAGGCATCCTGAACCGGCACGCGCGGCCCATCCCATTTGATGCTGGTTCCGGTTTCGGTGGCGGTGTTGTCCGACATGCGGCCGAGGCGGCTCCCCAGGCTGGTCAGGCCGGACAACTGAGTGAATGCCCCCGCCTGACTGGTCAGGGATTCGGTGATGACGCTCGCCGAGGCGAAACCGCCGCCGAGATTGGTGGCGGTGATGACGGTATTCGCAACAACCTTCGCCGCCGAGACCGCCTGTTGCGCCCCGCCGATGGCCGTTTGCAAGGCGGCCCCCGCCTCGCCGCTGGTCAGCCCGGCATTGGTCGCCAGAGTACCCAGCCCGCCGACACTGCCCAAGGTGCGGTTGACCGATCCCAGGGCGGCGGCGTAGTTGCCCGCCTTGATATGCTTATAGGTGTTGTAAGCGTTCTGCACCGTGGCCAGGGCCGTGGAGATGGCGGAAACGTCAGGGGCCACGGGGGCGGTCGGCGCCGTGGAAATGGCGGGGTCGTTGAGTCCAAGACCGGTGTCCATGGCCGCCGCCATGTCGATCTCCATTTGCTCCTCGAACGACGGGAACGTCACTAGTTGCGGCGCTGTCTGGTCCTGAATGACCAGGCAGGTGATGGTGTAGGGGATTTCCCACGGCTGCTGATAATCGGCGCGGAACGAGCGGATGATCACCAGATAGCGAAAGCTGCTCCAGGTCATCACCAGCGGCTGCCCCTGTTGACGCAAGGTATTCAGCCGTTGCGCCCGCATCTCGGCGGTGACATCACGGAAGCGCCCCGACCAGGTCAAATCCATGTCGTCGGCACCCATGGCGTCAACCACCCGCATCCCGCCGACCAGGCGATGAACAACCAGTTCCTGTTCGCCACCGAAGGGGATGCTTTCCGGCTGTTCCCAGCCATAAAAACTATATTCGTCGCCGGAAAGAGCGACATCGCCGAGCCGGAGAATCGGGCCGCTCATGGCTGCACGAAGCTCATGCGGGGGTCAAAGGAGGTGCGGCCTGCGGCAGGGCCGTTCATCTCGGACAGCCAATGATCAGCGGTGGTCTTGGCGATCTGGCGGCCGTCGAGGTGAATATTGTTCTCGATGGTGACCTTACGGGGGCCGGCGGAGGGATCGGCACGGGACGCGTCCGGTGGGACATTCGATGCACTGTAGTAGGGCGGGATGGCCGTGTTCGTCGTCAACGGCGGCGGCATGGGAAGGTGAACTTTGCGTGTATCATCAGCAGCCGAAGGGTCGTCGATCTTACCTTCGACATGCGGAGCGGTCGGCTGCATGAAGTTAGGGAGGGACTTAGCGATCCTGTCGAACAGGGCAAAGACCGATGAAGAAATCATCTTCAAACCGTTGTCCCAGGCGTCGGTGATCCCCTTCCACTTCTCGGAAAGGGCGGCCTTCATCTGGTCTATCTTGTCCATGGCAGCGGTTTTTTGCCACTCCCACCACCGCACGAACTCCTTGGAATAGTATTTCCAGGCGAGGCTGTAGCCCTGCATGGCCGATTCCCAATTCTTAGCGATGAAGATCGTGCCGCCGATAATCAGACCGATAGCAGCCAGATGCGGCATCATAGATCCCAGGCCAATTGCAAGGCCGGGCAGCGCCAGACCGATCATGCTAAAACCGGCGGCAACCAGCAGCGCGGACCCGCCAGCCAGCGCCAGCACCGACAGCGCGCCCGCCGTTCCCATGATCCAGGCAGTCGCGGTCGGATGGCGCTCCGCTACACCGGCAAGGAATTGCAGCCCATTGGCCAGCTTGTCGATCATCGGCACAACAAGAGGGATAATCTTTAGGCCTAGCTGAATGCGAAGATTCTCCCACGCCTTTTCAGCCTTGATTTCGACGCCGGCCGGGGTGTTCTCCGCTTGCTTCTCCAAATCCGTGATGCCCGCCGCCTTGCGGTTGATCGCCATATTCTTGTCGATCTTGTCCATCTGCTGGAACAAGGTGGAGTAGAGCGCCGCCGCCCGAGGGTTGGAAAAGACCGTAGCAAATTCATTGATGATGTCTTTGTCGCTGGTAATGCCGTGCGCCGCGAAGGCTGGCAGCAGGACCGTCTTCAGAAACTCCATCGGATCGGAGCCGACAAGGTCGCCGCCCTTTACGCCGCCCGGCTTGATCTGTTTGACCCGACCGATCTTGTCGTATTCGACCATGTTCGGCTTGAGCAAATCGAGGCGCTCCAATTCCTTGGCAGACCGAGTTGTGGTGCGTCCCTGCCCCAGATTCTGATAGGCAGCCCGAAGGCCCGCACCGACAGCAGAGCCGCCCCCCTTCATCGCCTGAATCAACGGTTCCATCTGATAATAGAAGACATCATTCGATTGTAGCCGGGCAGGCACACCACCTGTTCCCAGAAAACTGAGGTAATCGCTTGGCATAACACGGCCGCCGGTTCCGCTCATGACGTGCTGGGAGAAATCGGCCTGAAGCATCATCTCGTCCGACGAGCGGAAGCCGCCGCGCAACTCAATGACCTTGGCCAGATCCAGCGCCTGTTTTTGGTCGAATTTGACGCCAGCTTTGTCAAACACCGCCTTGTTGGCGAATTCCATCTTGGCAATCAGCGGCGCGACGGCCTTGGCGTTGTTGAAATCGCCCATCACCGTATGCAAATCGGTCAGGGTGGTGATCAGATCGGTGGCGCTCGCCCCCATGATGCGGGTCGATTGGGCGAATTTGTCGGCATCACTGTTGACCGAAACGCCAAGGTTCAGAGCCTGAAAGCGGGCGAAGGCCTGCTCATAGGTCTTCGCCGCCTCATAGGTGCTTTCGATGCCCTTGATGCCAAGGAACCCCGCGCCAGCCAGCGCGGCCCCGCCAAAGGTCATCATCTGAATGCGCTTAAGGCTGGCCTCCAGCTTCTGCGCCGACCCATCGGCCCGAGACAGATCGCGTCCGAGCAGGGCCAAAGCCCCCGAGGCATGATTGATCAAGCCCACCGTGATGCCGATCTTGAACGATTCGATCATGACGCTTTCCTCTTCACGCTATCAGGACAGGCGGCAGCAAAACGCCACCGCCCCACGGCGGGGCGATGGCGTTAGAAACAGACGAACTCAGACTTACCGGCTGCGCCAAACGTTATCGGCGTGCCAGCGCATTTGCCCGGCCCACAGCTTGGCGGGCAGCAGCACGGCGGGGGTTTTGAACCCGCCGAAATCCAGCGGCGCCGGGCTGAGCCGCGCCCCCGGCAATTGCGCCAGCGTCCGCGACCAGTTGTCCATCCAGGGTGAGCCGCCGAAGACGTTCAGCAGCGGCCCCAAGCTGTCGGACACCGCCAACCATCCATCCCAGCCCTTGGGGCCGAGAATCAGGCCCAGGTGGCGCAACACCGAATGGCTCTGCCCATCGGGGCCGTCAACATCATAGCCCGCGCGCAGGATCAACTCGTGCACCGTCCGGTGCTGGTCCCGGTCAATCGGCCAGGTCAGTAGATGCTTCAGGCAGCTTTCGGGATCGTCGGCCCAACGCGGCGCGGCCCAGCCGGACAGCGCCCGCCCCTTCACCGGCAGGTCCGGTTCCAGCGGCAAGCCCAACTTCTTCCATAAGGCTTGGGCCTGCGCTTCGCCGAAGGCCAGCCGGCATTCGGTGACCATCGCCACCCGCCGGCTGAGGTCCGAACTGTCGAAGCGGTCGGTTTCGCGGTCGGGCGCGCCCAACCGTTTGACCGCGGCCTCCATGGTGTTGAACGCCTCGATGTAGCGCAGCTTGAACTTCAACGCCTTGTCGCCGGTGAAGCCCATCACCAGCAGGGTGAAACCGTCCTTGGTCAGGTCGAAGGAACGAACCTCGCGGTTGGCCCCTTCGTGGAACTCGTTCCGAAGGGTGAACATGCCATCAAAACCGGCTGCGCAATTTTGCGCAGCTAACGATTTCAACAGGTTATCAATATCCCGGAGAATATCACGGTGGTTTTTATCGAAGAAGGCGGCGATATCGCGGCTGTTGGCGACGACGGCGCCGTCGCGCAAAGAGACATTGGGGGACAGGTCGTTCATTTGGAACCTCTGGGAAACGCGACAACGTTGGAGTTCAAGCAAGGGTCTTGCGCTGCCACTTCGGACGGCGGCGGTTGATCCAGGAAGCGGAGCAGCCGCATCACCAAGCGGCGCTCCGCCTCGTCATGGCGGCGGTAGAGGGCCAGAAGGCGGGCTTCCTCGAAGGACAGCGGGCAGGGTCCGATCATGTTCGCCCCCTATGCCAAGGACGCGGCAGGCAGCACCGCCAGGATGCTTTTGATCAACGGCCCCTGCCAGTCGGTGACGCTGTTGCCTTCGGTGCATAGAAAGTCGAGCAATCGCAGCTTTACGATCACGCCGTTGACGCCATGGCACGGCGTATAGGCGATGACATTTTCCATCTGGATGATCGCATCGGTCATCGCGTCGGGAATATCACCGATGTTGTCGCGGGCTTGATGCTCCAGATTTTGCAGATGTTCCCAGGCGGCAACCAACACCGCATCGGGATCGGGGCCACCGATGCCCGCCCCGGCATCGGCCAGAGGCAGGGCAACGACGACAGCGGCGGCGGCCACCGCCAGGAATGCGCGGCGCGACTGGACTGTGATAGTGTTTGCAGCAGCTTGGGCCATGAGATCTTCCTCGTGGTTTGAGTTAGGCCCGGCTTGGTGTTCCACCACCTTGTCGGGCCGTCTTGATGCTTCGGATGATACGTATCATCCGGGTCAACGTCAAGATAATTGACGGGCCATACGTATCTATCGTATTATCCAGCCATGGAAACGCGCAAACCCACCCGATTTGAATTGCGGCTGCCGCCTGACCTCGGCGATAGGATTGACCTGTGGCGGCGCGACGAGCCTGGATTGCCCAATCGTGCCGAAGCTGCCCGCCGCCTGATCGAACTCGGCTTGGAAGCGGCCCGGCAGAAAAAATTGAAACCCACCACACCAGAGGCCACATAACCGCCATGGCAACCACCTTCGATACCCTGAAGTTCGTCGAGAAGCTGGAGAACGGCGGGTTCACGCATGCCCAGGCCAAAGCGGCGGCGGAAGCGTTCGCCGAAGCCACCAGCCAGGAACTGGCAACGAAGACCGATATCACGCGGGTTGAAACGACCATCCAACTCCTCGAACATCGCATGACCATCAAGCTGGGCGGCCTGATCATCGCCGCCACCGGAATTATCCTAGCCGCCCTCCGCTATCTGCCGCCGGGCCATTAATCGCCAATCGCCATCCGCCCCAGGTGAACCGCCTTCCCGACCAGCGCCAGGGCGACGCCCTCCCCGATGATTTCGGCGACCTTCTCCGCCTTGTCGGCCGCCGCCCCGCCCAGATAGGAGCGCGGCGGCTGTTTGGCCGTGCCAAGCTCCGAATATTCGGCGATATCGGCCACTGGAGACGATTCCAAGACGCCGACCACCGCCAGCACCGGGTTGGCCGCGTGGGTGATGCCGGCCTGAAGCGCGCCGCTGCGCAACAGCGGGTCGTTTTCGGTGTAGCCCAACCGCACACGGTCGGCCTTGGTGCTGTCCGCCAGTTCGCCCCAGCCAACGAACGGGCCGGAAGCGTCCTGGTAGTGCCTGATCTTGGCCTTGGCTGCTTTTTCGACGACGCGGGCGGCGCGGCGCATGGTCGCCTCTTGCTCCAATGCCTGCGCCGCCGCCACCTCCAGGAATCGCCCCAGAGCCCCAAGAGAACCGAACTCCCTCATTTCCGCTCCTTCCATCGCATGCTCGACCAATCCCACTCGCCGCCGTCAAGCTGCCCAAAGACGATGACGTGGGCGGCCAGTTCGTCCGCCTCCATGGCGAAGGCGCGGTCATAGGGGACTCCGTTTTTCACCAGCACCAACGGGCCGGTGAAGCCGAAGTCCCCTACGAGTTTTTTACTGCGGCCTCGTTGATCGGCTTGGCCTGAAGATGCTCGACCGCCCCGGCGATAATGGCATCGACCCCCTCATTGCCCAGTCGCGCCAGCAGTCCCTCAAGCTGAAGGACGTTCTTCGGGCGAGGGATCGGCTCCCCGTCGATTTCCGTCACCAGGAAGGCGAGCTGGGCAATGCTCATATAGCCGTCGTTCTTGGCATTTTCGGGGCCAACAGCAGCGAAGGCGCGCATCTTCTCGACGGGGCCGAGCGTGGCGATGGCGATCCGGCGACCCAGGCTGTCCGTCACCGTCGCCGTTCCCGGCTTGGCGGACGGCTGCGCGCTCTGCTGCGACGGGGTTTCGAGCTGAACAACATCATCATGAACTTTAACATTAACCATAATCAAGAAACCTTCTGACGGCGGGAAAACGAGACTTCAACGGACTGACCGACGAAGCTTTCCGGCTTCCAGTTGCCCAGATCGGCGCCGGTGATCGAGCCCTTGGTGTAGCGGAACTGGCTGACCGATCCATCCGGCTCGCTGATGGTTTCCATGGCGGTGATGGCGGTGACGACGACACCATTGAAATAGTCGTCCTCGTTCTGCGCCACCATATCGTCAAGGCTGGAGTTTTCGCGCTCCATCTTGAAGGTGACTTTCCAGCCGTCGGGAATGCCGGCGCTGAAGGTCTCGCCGCTCAGCTTCTTCGATTTAATTGACGTAAACTGCGGCTTGGGGTCGTATTCGGTGAGATTGAAGGTCACCGGGCCGGCCGAGGTGGTCAGCACGACCGCCAGATCACGGCCAATGGACTGGTTATTGATGGGCATGGTCCGCGCCTCCCTTATGCCGCAACTTTGGTGATTGTGACGGACTGGCCGCCTTCCAGGCTGACAATCAGGTATTCGACGACGGACATGTAGATGACCTTCACCTTCACCTGTAGGTAGCCAAGGGCAATGCTGGCGTCGGAGTTGTTCGATTTGTCGCAGATGACTTGGTAGTCATCGATCATCCCGTTGTCTTTGAGGTTCAACAGGAAAGCGTCGATGGTTCCCTTGACGGCGGCGCGCGTGGCGTCGCCATCCTGTTTCGACTGCAAATCGCCGACGAACAGGCCCATCCCGGCATTGAGGGTGCTGGCCAGATAGTTGGTCATGCGGGTGTAGTTGTCGCCATGCATGACCGGGTTGCTGCTGGCATTGCGGCCGAAACGGGCACCGAACTGATAGCCGCGCGGGATGGGGTTGGTGATAACGTCGATGCCGGCGCTGCCGAGCTGCTGGAGTTCGGCATCGCTGTACGTCTGGTTCATCGCGCTTTTCTGGGTGGCGACGATGCCGTACATCGGCTTGTTCAGGGCTGACTGTTCGGGACTGAGATTGGTCAGGCGCCCAAGCATGAACCCTTGCGGCGACACCATGCGGGTGGTGCCGTTGGCGGTATCCAGCCAATAGACCCAGTCCCCGAAGATGACTTTCGGCGTGTAGTCGTCGATACCGGCGGTGCGCTTGGCGGTCACGGCGTTGCTGATGGTGTCGCCGGCCGGCCCGATCACCTGCATGTAAATGCCTTCGGACTGGCCAAAGGCAAGCTGCGAGGTCCAGGTGGTCGAGTCGTCGCAATCGGCCAGGGCCGCGACCGATGTTCCGGTGTTGCGCAGGGCATACATGCCCTTGCGCGGCACGATGTCCTGGCCAAGCAACACAGACCCGGTAATGGTGGCGGCCCCATCGGTGCCGCCCGTGAGCGCCACCGTGGCGACCGTAGCCGAGGCCGTGCCGATGTTGTCGAAGGATTCCGGCATCTGGTTGGGCATGCCAATCACAATGCGGGTGCTGGTGCCCGCCGACCCCGCTCCGGCGCTGGCCGAGATAAGGGCGCCCATACTGCCGGTGTATTTGCTGGTGATGGTCAGCGTGGTGCTCGACGCGCTGGCGACGACGAAGTTCGAGGGGCCGCGCATCCCGCTTTGGCCGTTATTGATAGCGGCGGCGGCAGCGGCCGCCACACCAGCGCTAGGCATGGTCAGTACACCGCTGGCTGCCGTGTCCGTGCCATCGGTGACGCGCACCACCTGGAAATTGTTGGCACCCTGCATCACCGCGCAGGCGACAATGGTGCCGGCATCGTATTTGCGCGCCATCACCGGGCCGAAGGTCCGCGCGTAGGCGGTCATGTCGCCGATGGTGGTGGGGGAATTCACCGGTCCCCAACAGGCCGTACCGACGACGCCGCCGACATTGGTGGGCACGCCATTGAGCAGCGTGGTTTGCGGCGGCACGATCAGGACGGTGAGGTCGGGGACAATTTGGGCGGTCGTGTTGATCGCGCCTTGCTGAGCGATAGTCATGGGCGGTCCTCAAAAGAAAAGGCCGCCCCAGAGGACGGCCCGTGACAGGTCGGACGGTAAGGCACGATCAGCCGGAGATCGGCTCCGGCTCGGGCGTGGGCCCAACCGGAGGCGCGAGGGAAACCGCCGGTTCGGGCGCGGGCGGCGGCTCCGGCACGTCGTCATGGTCGGAGATCACCACCCGGTGAGCCTGTTCGCCCGCCAAAATGCCGGCGATTTCGGCGGGGTCGGTAACGCGGTCGCCGGTCTGGCGGCCGCCAAAGGCGTGGATGACGACGGCGACTTTCATGGATGCCTCACTGGTCGATGGTGGAGAGGACGGGCGCGGCCGGATCGGTCCCGCCGGTAATGGTGGTGCGCTCGACCACGACCTGATAGGTCGGCGCGGTCTGCGTGGTGGGGTATTCGACGCTGTAAACCAGGGTGCGGCGCCAGAGATTTTCCTTTTGATCGCCGTCATCGACATTGCTCAGGGCGTAAATCAGCCGCCCGGCGGAGCCATCCGGAAAGGACAAGAAGTCGATGGCCGACAGAGCCGGGTCGATAATTTTCGATGCGGCGTCGCGTAGATCGGGAGACGGCGCAAAAATGGTCATCTGGACGCGGCGCTTCTGTCGCTTGGTCTCGCGGATCACCCCCGACACGACACCGATGCGGGCAACCAGGGACGTGGCCCCCGATACCGTCAGCACCGGACCGTTCGACGTCGCCGGGGCGCCGATCAACGCCGCCAAGCCGGTGGCGATCATATCGAGCGTGTCGCCCGGCTGGACGGTATAGACGAAACCGACCTTGTTCACGATCACCGCGACATTGAGCGGGCTCGACGGCGTGCCGCCAAGGGTGACGCTGTTGCCCAAGACGGCGACCGTCAGCGCCGCCGTCGGCAACGGCAAGTCCCGCCAGCGCCGCTGAAACCGGCTGACGTTCTGTTCGACCGGCAAGGGGAATACCGACACGATCACGGTGCCGGCCTTCAAATCCGCCATCAGTTCGGCCGTGGTTGGCCAGCCGCGAAACACCTTGCACAGCGCCGCGATAGCCGAGGGTTGGCCGATGCCATTGGGGTAAAGCGCCTGAGAGATGGCTGCCACCAAGGCGCTCTCGACCTCGGATAGATCGGCCATATCACGTCACCGCCTGTTGCGCCGTCAACCGCCACCCGAGGTCGGTCAGTTCGGCCGTGGAAATGATGTAACGCCGGTCCGAATCGTCCGAGATGGCGTCGGCATTGTTCAACACAAGGCCGGGCCAGGCCGGCAGCAGGATCGCCCAATAGGACGTGCGCACGTCGCCGGGCAAGCCGACTTCGTTGCGGTCTCCCTTGGTGCCGGCCAGGATCGAGCACGGCCAACCGGCCATCAGCGTAATATCGGCGGCGGACTGACCGTTGTAATCGGATATGGCGCCGACTTGAGTGGTTAGCGCCGGGCGGGTGACGGTGATGGTGCGATTGCACTCGACGCAGAGAATCGGCAGCAAAGGCTGCATCGCCGCCACGAATTTGATGCCGGGCGAACCGCTCAGATAGTCCCCGACTTGCAACTGCGATCCATCGACATAAGCCAGCCACAGCGGCTTGCCATAGACGTTCGGCCGGGCGAATTTGTCATCGACGCGGAAATGCGCCGGCAGGGTGGTCAGCTTGTTGACCGGATCGAGCGGCGTCGGACTGGTCGAGCTGCGCGGCCGGTACAGATCATGCGGCAGGCCGATGCGTAGCGCCGCCTGCGCATAGCCGCTATAGATCTTCCCTTGGAGAGTTACGGCATCCATCAGAAGCGGACCTCTTCCCGAATGAACCGAGCTTCCAGCACCCGCAGGCCGCCCAGCACGGCGTGAACATTCGTCGTGACTGAACCGGCCCAAGCCTCGCCAATGGCGTCATATCCCCCTCCCTCGCGGGCAGAAATGGTCAGCAGGCATATGCCGTTGAACTCGCCCGCCTCCGCCTTGGCCAGCATCTCACGCAGCAGGGTGACAACGTCCTCCTGACGGCCGGGCGGCACATAGCCGCAGTCGATGGGGATCAGATTGGACATCAGACGACGAACCTCACGCCAGCCTGAGCCAATGCCGGCCCCGCCGGCAGACCGAGGAAGCCGCACAGCCGGCGGCGCCAGTCGTCGAACAGCGCCGAGCGGTCACCGACTTCGTTCTTGTTATGCGTCCACACCGCCGCCGCATCGGTGTCGAGGTTGGCGCCAGCGCCCGGAATGGCGGTTTCGAGTTGGGCCAAGGGGACGAGGTAGGTGCCGCGAATGACAGCCTCCTCGCCTGACGACAGATTGTTGAGACGGTATTCCAAGGTGCCGTAGGCTTGGAAGAACCGCCACGACTGGAACCCGGACGCACCGGCGCCATAGGCCGGATAGCCGCAATAGCGGCGGATATCGGTCTTTTCGGCGTCGGTGAACATCGATCAATCCTTAAGCGGGGCTTGACGGGCGATCAGATCGGCGACCTGACCGGCATCGGCGACGGATTGCCCCGCCGTCCAGGCATGAAAACCACCGGTCACGTCGTAATAAGCATAGGGAGCCGCAAGAGTGACGGATTCCGGAAGATCGGGCGGAGCCTCGCTGGGAATAGGAAGTACTGGAGGTGCGTCTTCAGCCATGGCCATGTCTCCAATGAACGAAAAAATGCGGGGAGGAGACGACGCCCCTCCCCGCTGAAAATCAGCCGCCGACTTCCAGCATCACCGCGCGCTTGTAGTACGAGCTGGTGGCGGTCGGGATGATCGTCTGATTGGCCGTGACATCGGTCGGCACGGCAAAGCCGCCAATCCAATACCAGGATTGAGCGATAATCTGCTTCAGGCGGTCGAGCGGTTCGCGAGTGACCATGGCGATGCCATCGACCACTTCGACCATCGAATCGCCCGGCTTCACGTCGCTGGAGGCCAGACCGGCGAAATCGCCTTCAACCAGGGCGCCCTCGCCAACGATGATCGGCCGATGTATCTTCACGCCGCCCAATTTCTGCTGGTAGGCTTCCGTCGTCTGAATGATCCGGCAGGAGAGGATTTCGACCACCTCGCCGAGTTTAAAGGCGCTCGACGACACGCCGGTTCCTCGGAACAGCCGTTGGAATTCCGGATCGGCGAACAACTGGCGGGCCGAGGTCGGGTCAAGATAGCAGTTGAACAACCCCTTGACGTGCGGCACTGCGTTGTTGTTCAGCACCGTCACCGCATCGAGCAACAGCGACATGGTCAGGGTGTCGGCAGAGGTCAATGCCGCCGTGGTGGCGCGGCTGTTCGGACGCAGCACGGTCGGAGCATAAAGATGCACCACGGCATTTCCGGCCGTCCCATCGGCAACGCTGACATTGCCGCTGAAGGTCAGCGTGCCGGACACGCCCTTGGGCGTGGTCGAGATATTGACGGCATCGGCCGCCGCGCCGACCAGGCTGTAAACACCGCCGCCCACGGTCACCGGCAGCGGGTTGGCGGACGAGACCGGAACCTGCTGATTTTGCGCGTTGAAGACCATCAGGAAGCCGTTAATGTCGTCCACCGCCAGCGTTGCCGCCGGAGCCCCCAGAGTCACCCGCACGCGGGTATTGCCGGTCATATAGGCAGCGAAAAGCGTGTTGCGGGCGATGCGGTCCAGCGATTGCTTGGCCTGGGTGCCGTTGGTCTTGGCGTTTTTTAGGAACTGGTCGGCGATGCCCACCTTCTGCGTCACCATGTTGAGATCCATGGTGTCGCCATACATGCCAAGCGACAGCGTGTATTGCTCGACGGTCCAGCCCGATGGGGTCAGGCCGTTGTCGAGATTGGTGTTGTTGGCCGGAGCCATCGGCGCTTCGACGGGAGCTTTCAAGCCGGAGCGAGTCTTGGTGACGGTTTCACCGACCTTGATGGCGAAATCTTCACGGTCGGCCACTTCGCGGAAGCCAAGCGTCGATTCCAAGCCGTCCTGAAACTCGCGTTCCAAAAAATTCTGCTGAATCAGCGGCTGCAACGCCGCCGGAAAATTCTGAATGCCCATGGGGGCTTTCTCCTCTGATCACGTTTCAGTGGGAGACCCCATGGGCGTCAGGCCCCGGTAGGTCGGTCGGAAAGACGATTAGGCTTTAATGCCCGCCGCCTTCTTGGCAGCGGCGTATTCCTCGGGGGTCATCTTGGTGGCGCTCTTGGCTTCGACATCCTTCGCCGGCGGCGGCTTGCCGGCATGACCGGTATCGCCGGCGGATCCGAACAGATAAGGCTTGGCTTCCTTCAAAGCCTTCATCAAATCATCGGCGCCTTCAAGGCTGCCATCCTCCAGCAGCTTGACCTTGGATAGATCGGCCAGCTTCAAGCCGTCCAGATCGACCATGCCGGCCTTGAGGGCGGCGGCTTTCATTTCGGCGCGGATGATGCGGTCATTCGCCGCTTGCTGAGCGGCAGTGGTTTTCTCATCCGCATCCTTCTGCACCTTGGTGAGACCCTCTTCGGCGGCTTTGCGCGCCTGTTCGAGTTCGGCCACTTTGAGGCGCAGACCCTTCGCTTCACCGCGCAGCTCCTTGACGTAGTCAATCGAGAAGGTTTGCGGTTCGGGGGGCACCTGGGTGCCGGTGCCGTCTTCGGGGGCATAGCAAACACGCGGGCCACACAAGCCGAAGAAACGGGATTCGGGAAACATGACGCGGTGCGCGGTAGGAGTGTGGTGTTTCATTGGGATCAACCCTCCTTGTCCTGTTGGCATTCGACGGCGCCGCACTGGGCATCGGCCCCGGCGGCACCGGCAAGGACGTGTTTGTCGTGGTCGGTCAGGGCCAGATGGATGCCGGTGGACAGCAGATTGACGGCCTCGGCGTGATTTACGCCGTGCGATACCATGCCGATCTTGCCATCGCCATCCTGCACCAGGACGACGGCGGCTTTGGTGCTGGCCCCGGCGCCGCGCAGAGCCCACACCAAATGACGGGCGCTGTTGTCGAAAATCTCTCGTGGTTTCTCAGTTTCAGCCATCGTGGCTCCTATGCCGCATCAGGCGGCGGTTTTGGCGACGGGTTGGTCTGCCGCCTTGGTCGCGGCGGCGGCATCGGCCGCCTCCTCGGATGTGATTTGAGCATCTTGCGGCGATGCGGCCGGTGTCACCGCCGGCGGCGGTTCCGCCTTGATGCGCTTCAGCTCCGCCGTGGCGTCGGGCAGATCGTAATCCTTGGCCACCAGGCCGACGCCGGTTTCCTGGCTGAGCAGCCCGGCGCCGCGCAGCACCTGATAGCCTTGGCCCAATTCCAGCAGGTCGTGACTGGTGGGGGCGAACCACGCCGGCCAGCCCAATTGCAGATCGGCATCGGCATCGATCTCCAGCGGCTTGCCCTTCTTCGTTTGCAGCTTTTTCCCCTGACGCACGGCGCGCTGTACTAGGCAAAGCAGTTCCAGCAAGCCGTCCTGGCCATAGGAAATGCGCAGCTTATCCGCCAGCAGGATCAAGGCATGATGCATCAACTCCATGGCCCTCCCGGACTGCACCGCCGCGATCTTATCGGCGTTGCTGCGGTTGCCATGCGTGGCTTCCAGGGCCAACTCGCGCAGATGACGGGCATAATCGAGCACCGCCGCCGCCGCCGTGCCGCTGATTTCCAGCAGCTTGGCATCCCCGTCGCGATCGACGACGATGGCGTCGGCGGCGCCCTTGACCATCGCGCCCTGCCCCATCGCCGGTTCCTTGATCAACAAGGTCGGGTCCGAGCTGTAGCGCAAGCCGCGCCCCAATTGCGACAGTTGGTAGTCGATTTCAATGGATTCGGTGATGGCGGCGGCGAAGGTACAAGACCCGTCGATACCATCGCCACCGGGCAGATTGCGGATCCACACCCATGGCACGAAGCCGAGAGCATGCTTCACCGTCCGGGCGTCATCGGCGGCAGGCATGAACCCCGGCTTGGCGGCATCCTCGGCGGTCCAAGGCAGATACCATGTCTCGCTTTGGCTATCCCAATCGCGGCCAAACCAATATTCGGCTTTGTCGGAGGCGACGGCATAGCCCTGTACAGCCAAGCTGGCGGACGACACCTTGTAGCGCTCCTCGATCCGCAACAGGGTGTCGGGTTCCTTCGGGTTCCACACCGGGGTCAGGAACCGCGTATCGAAAACATCGAAGAACGCCCGATTGGACAGGATGCGCATCAGGATGGCGACCGAACCGGTGCTGCCGGTGCTGGCGGCCTCGATCATCACGCTGTTCAGGCGGCATTCGCGGATCAAGGTGGCGAACCCGGTTCGCGTCGCCTCGTCCTCGCAACGCACCTGGGGGAAGTGGCCATCGCTGAACAGCATGCCGACAGAGTCATCGACGATGATGGCAGCCAGTTTGTAAATCACCGAGGGACGGCGTTCGCGCAGCGGAATATAGGTGCCGTCCTCGCGCGTTTCGTCCTGAAAACAAAATTGCAGATGGTCGTAGAAGCTGCCGTTGAGCACGCGCGCGCGGACATCGATGTCCCAGGTGCGTTCCGGATAATCCTGATCGCGCGGGATACCGGCGGAGATGGTTTTAAACATCAGCGCCCCATATGGCCGACGAAACTACGACGCTGACCGCCAGCGTGATCTTTCCCGCGCACCAAAGCGCGCGCCTCTCCTGCGCCGAGGAACATATATTGGGCGCTGTCGGCGACATGACTGAACTCGTTCTTGTCCGGTTTGTCCTCAAAGCGTTCGGCCCCCGACACCTTCAGGCGGCGCAGGCGATAACCGCCAGCCAGACCCTTGCGCAAGGTTGGGCACCCCACCGGATCGATGACAAAGCCGGGCTCGCCGTCGATGGTGCGGGTCAGCGCCCCCTCGATTGGCTCAAGCCGCAGGCTGATATCGTTGGTCGGCGCCGGCCGCGCCGGGATACCAGCGGCCTTCAGGATATCGAAGGGGGTCCGCTCGTCGGTTTGCGCCCGCGAATCGCCGGCGGGGTCGCCGGTGATGATGAACTCATAGCCCGCTAGCGGGCCGCGCAGCTCCGGCCCCAGCAGCAGTTCGGCGAAGCGCTTGATTCCCATGCTCTCGCTGACCAGCTCCTTGAACACCCGCCATTGGCCCGAGGCCGAGCGCTGACCAAAGCTTGCCGCCGGGGTCAGGCCAAAATCCAGCCCGACATAGATCGGCAAGCCGGGGATCAACGGCACATGGCGGCAATGCACCAGGTCGCGGTAATCGGGGAACACCGGCTTGCCGTCCATGACGACGCCGTATTCCCCATCGATGTAGACGCGGATCCATTCCGGCTTCTTGCCGACAGCGGCGCGCTCGTAATAGGTCGGCAGCAGGTTAGTACGGTTCTCCGCCTGCGGCGAACGGCCGCCGGGCTGGCGGAACAGGCGGAAGCCCTCCGGCCGCTCAACCTCGAACAAATTGTAAAACCAGCCATCGGTATCGGGCGGGTTGGTGTCGAGGATGATCCCCGACCAGCTCGGACCGCCATCGGACATCGGCGGAAAGCGCCCGACACGGCCGGTCAGATTGTCGAGGATCGAACGCGGCACCTCGCGCGCTTCGTTGATCCAAGCGCCACTGAGTTCCAGCGAAAGCAGCTTGCGTACATCTTCGGGCCGATCCAGCGCCAGGAAGATCACCTCTAGCTCGATGACATCGTTGCCGTGCTTGAAGCGCACGTTATGGGTTGGCGGACCCTCGCTCTGCCATTGGCCGAAGGTCTCCGGCACCCATTGATGCCAGGACTTGATGGTCGTGGTTTTCAGTTCGGGGTAGGTATTGCGCACCACCGCCCAGCGACTGCGCCGCTTGCCGGTTTGTAAGCCAGGTTGCTGACGCAGGGCACGGCCAACAATCTCCATGATGCAGGCCGTGGACTTTCCTGACCCAATCGGACCCATCATCGCCTTGACCCAGGCGTCATCGTCGGCACCCCCGCCCCAGACGCTGAACCGGCTGCTGACCGGCCCCGGCGGGCGATAGCGCAGGGTGATCATATCGGCCATGGGCGCACAGCATCCGCGCCAGACAAGCCGGCGGAAGAGGAAGCAAAATCGGGGATGAAACGGAAAAAGGCCGGAGAATGCGTAATCCTCCAGCCCTACGGTAATCACTGTCAAATTTTGACAGTTTCGTCAAACGGAAAATTCAGCCCTGACCCCGGCCCCCTTCGACGCGCTATTTCCCCGTGGTGCGGAAAACCCCCAGCGACAACGCCGTGTCAGGTCACTCCCCGCACCGTCGGGGTGACCTTCGGCCAAAGGGGGGCGGGGGGTATGCGGACGGTCTGCGGGCCGCATGTCACGGGGCGGGAGAGCGCCAGCATATGGAAGGCGACAGGCGACGCTCATGAACGAGACGACGCGTGGCGGGGCACGGCAAGGCTGGACTTCGGAGAGATGGGGAATAAAATTGCACTAGGTGCACTTTATCGCTTGCCTAGGTGCACTCAGTACACTAATGTCCTTGTTGTGGACAGGGAGACGGGTTGTCCGGCTCCCCGCCACACACAAGGAGAAGAACGATGATCAATTGGCTCAAGAGCTTCCTGCCGATCATCGTCTTTATCAGTGTTGAGAAGACCAGCGACGGTAAGTACGTCGTGAAGCTCCTCGACATCCGATAAGGATGGGGGTGCAGGGCTAGCCCCCTGCACCCTTCCTCTCCGTCCAGAATAAGGCCAAACACCATGACGCCACAAGAATTTAAGGATTGGCGCAAGGGCATCGGATTGACCCAGCAAGAGGCCGCCGACGCATTGGGGATAAGCAAGGGCAGCATCATCCTGTACGAGGCCGGCAAGCGCCGCGGCGACGACCGCCCGGTCACCATCCCTAAAGTCGTCGAACTGGCGTGCTGCGAGGTGTCGCGGCGGCTGTCAGCACCAGAGCCAGCAATCGATTGATCCCGTCCCGCTCGCGGGTCCGCACCGTTTCGTAAGAAATTTCAAGCTGCCGCCCCAGGCGACGGAGCGACAGCCCTAGGGCAACGCCCGTCGCCGCCTGCCGTTCGTCGGGCGGCAGGGCATGCAGATGCGGCAGCAGCGCATCCATGCGGCTGATTTCGGCCGCCGTGGCATGCCGCTGCACGCGCGCCGCGCCATAACCATAGCTCTCGCTGGCAAGCCGGACGATATCGGGATGCGCGGAGCGCAGTTGCGACGGAAAGACACCCTTACTGCCCAGCCGCCGAAGCGTCTGCATCGCCTCCGCCAGCCGCGCCCGCATGTCCTCGGCACAGGGATGCACCAGCGCCACCACCGGATCGACCGAAGGCGACCAGCACAGCGACACCGTCTCGACATGGCGCGCCGCGCTCCCCGAATAGCTGATTTCGACCATGATCACCCCCAGAAGCGTGGTATTTGAGTATAGTTTAGTGCAACAGAGCCGCGCGACGGTTTATTCGTTGTTTTAGGGTTGATTTTCGATTTATGCGACGGTACAAGAGAAGGGTCTAAACCCAAAAACAACGGAAGAACGCCGCCATGAGCAAGATCGGTTACGCCCGCGTCTCCAGCACCGACCAGGACACCGCTATCCAGATCGAAGCCCTCCGCCTCGCCGGCTGCGAAGTCATCCGTGAGGAGAAGGTCAGCGGCACCAGCACGGACGGCCGCGCCGAACTGGCCACCGTGCTTGCCTTCCTGCGCCCCGGTGACACGCTGGTGGTCACCCGCATCGACCGCTTGGCCCGCTCCATCGGCGACTTGGCACAGATCGTCCGCGCCATCGAAGCCAAGGGCGCCGCGCTGGCTTGCACCGAACAGCCGGTTGACACCAGCACCTCGGCAGGCAAGGCCTTCCTCGGCATGTTGGGGGTGTTCGCCGAATTCGAGACCAACATCCGCAAGGAACGCCAGTTGGAGGGCATCGCCAAGGCCAAGGCCGAAGGTGTCTACAAGGGCCGCAAGCCGAGCATCGACGCCGAGGCGATCCGCGCCTTGAAGGCCGAGGGCTTGGGCGCCACCGCCATTGCCAAGCGCCTCGACATCGACCGCGCGTCGGTCTATCGGCTGCTGAAAGCTCACTGATCCCCCCTCCCCGTGTCGTCATCGTCATCGAGCGGCAGCATGTCGATGATGGCACCCTCCCCCGCCCCGGCCTGATTGATCAATGCCGCCACCTCAGGACTGGCCTCGACCACCAGCTGCACCATGCCGTGACTGGTGACATCGACGGCGATGGCTTGACGCTGGTGGCAATAGGGCAACGCGGCAGCCCAGCACAGGCGCTTTTCCTGCCACGCCTCCAGCGGCGAGCACTTCAGCCGCTTGGCCAGTTCGTCAACACCCATCTCGGCCATGGACAGCAGCCCTTCGAGCGGCATGGTGTGACGCGCCAACAGGTAATCCACGGTCGCCGTGGTGCGGCGGTTGCGCGCGCCCTTCGGCCGGCCCGGCCCGCGCCGCGCCGCGACCATGGATTCCTGCAATTCAGACAGGCTCGGCATGCCCAAAAGGTCGAATTGCTCCGCCCCCTCCGGCTCGCCCGCCTCCGCCGCCTGCGCCACCGCCAGATCGACCGCTGTTTTGGTCCCGTCGCTCATATCATCCCATTATTTTATTGGTTTCAGACACTTAGCCGATGCCGCCTCCCCCTAACCCCGGAACCTACCGCCCCGTTGAGTATCGGTTTGTTCCAAAGAAGCGCTTAAGGCGCTGAAAACGCTTATTAATCCATATCTACCTAACGATCTAACTACATAACCACATAGATATAGATGTGTGTGCATACGCATATAATAGAGTGAGGCATTTTGACGGTTAGACCGTTAGGTATGGCTGTGACGGGCAGTAACGATGGGTTTTTTACTAACTTGCAGCCAAACTTTGCCCTAACCAGCACCGTCAGGTTCCCCAAACCCGTCGCCGCAGCCGGCAAAAGCGCCGCGCGCTTTCATGTTGGCCAACCTCTGGGTGGGGGCCGGGGGCGTCAATATGGGTCATCCAGGGCGAAGTCATCCTGGGGTGGGGAGTTATCATACGGAAGCGTCGTCTGTCCCGCCCCGCCCGCTAACGGCGGGCGGGCCACGCCAGCCGCCGGAGTTTCTAAAGGCTCGCTCTCGCTCGCGTGTGCCCGCCCGCCGGGCAGGCACAGACCCAGCGGCACCAGCGTGCCCTTCACGGCGCCGCCGATCCATAGCGTGGCGCCCGGCACCACCGCGTCCGGCAGGCGCCGCAGGGCCTGCACCCAGACGCCCAGCGTGCCGGAGCGCGTACCCCAATGGGTGTCGCGGAAGATCGCCGCCAAGCCCTGATGATAGTTGGCCACCGCCAGATAGGGCCGCATGTTTTGCCGTATCAGCTTGACGCCATGCGCGGTCAGCGCCTTGGCCGTGGCATCCGCCGTCATCAGCGCCTCTGCCGTGTAGCGATCGCGATCCAGGGACTTGGCCGCATCCTGGATCCAGCTGCCCAGGGTGCGCCGGTCGCCGCGCCCCTTGAGCTCGACCGAGGTGGTCAGCAGATGGTTGAGGCAATGCGCCTCATCGGAGATATCGCCCTCCAGTTCGGACAGCGTCTCAGCCGCCAGCTTGCTGGCCCAGCCTTTGACCACCTGTTCGTCGGGCAGGCCGTCATGCATCAGCAGATCGGCGCAGGCCAGCAGCGTACCGAACACATCGCAGCCACGGCCGACATGGCCAACATCGGCCAAGCCTTGACGGTAGGCCTCCAGGGTTTGGGGCCATCGGTCCCAGCCATCGACCAGACGACGGCGCAACGCCTGCCCCATCTTGTCCATGCGCGCCTGACTGATCACCGGCGGCTTGGTCGATCCCAGTTTGCCCAGTTCCAGAATGGCCATGCGCGAACGGTCCTGCCCCAGCAGAGGCGGCAACAGGATTGAGCTGAACATCACGCAGCTGCGCAGGACGAACGAGGCGGCGTTGTGGTCCGAGCCGCCGCGCACCCCCAGCGAGCCAGACGCAGCATTACGCGCCAGCTTGACCAGCGCATTGAGCCGCCGGTTGTCCTCTTCGCTCTCGGCTTCGTCGATAGCGACCGGCAACGCGCTATGCCCCAAGGTCTGGCGAATGCCGGCCTCCGAGGCGTCGCCGGTATGCAACAGCCCGTTCGGCCCCATGATCCATTCCAGCAAATCTTGCAGCGTCGATTTGCCGGTATGCTTGCCGCCGGTGGTCCACAACACCGGGCGCCATTTCAGCGCCCCGCCCAGCATGCCTGCACCGATCCAGCCGAGCAGCAACACCGCATCGACTTCGCCGCGCCGGAAATTCCACGTCTTGAGGATCGACAGCAACTCCGCCGCCGGCCCCCGCTCGCCGCCCAATTGCGGTTTGTCGGCGGGCCGCTGGGTGCGGGGTGCGGCGGGATAGACCTGATCGGAGACGACGCCGGGATTAGCCTTGCGCGCCTTATGCCCCGGCTCCAGGATCAACAACCGGTCGCCTAGGTGCAGAATCAACTCGCCATCGGCCCCCAGCCATGCCCCCGCGCCGCGCACCCGGCCGAACGGCGACCACACGCCGCATTCTGCCGCCGCGCCCATCAAGGCCTGCGCCGCCGCCTCCGGCTTCCAGCCGGTGACCACCCAATCATTGTCTATCTTGGTTTTGCGTGGCCAGTATTCCTCCAGCATGTCGGAGAGATGACCGAACAGGTTTTGCACCCGCAGACGCGCATGGTCTTTGTCCTTGACCTCGCGCAGCTGGCACAGCGCGTCGAGGTAATAACAAATATCGCCGCGCACCCCCAACGGCACTACCGGGCAGCCCTTGGGCAACCACGCCGGTCGCCATCCTTCCGGACGGTCACCGGCCTGCCCATCGGGCGGCATGTCGTCGGCGCCGGGCGGCGGCGGGATTTCCTCGGCGCCGTCCAGAATGTCCCGCGCTTGGCTCAGGCCGTCGTCATTCATCGGATGTCTCGATTTCAGCCAGATCGAGACGTTCAATTTCGGCAACCACCGCGCGAAACTTGAAGAATATTCCGTCTTCGCTTCGTCGAAAACGAAGGTTCACGTCTCTTTGCGCCAGGATTAGCGCCCCAGCTCTGATCAAGTCACGCCGAGGGTTCTTCGGCTTCCACCAAATCGGGTCCCATGGCCAGTCACGCGGTGGAGGGAACCCCTGATACATCGAGGCGGATACATCGACATCCGCCCCTCCGTGTGCCCTTGCATGATCCAGGTAGGCTAAGGCCGCGCACAGAAGTTCACGGTTACCGTGCCTATCATCATGCTTAGCCGAGAACCCCTCGACATCAATCTGGCGCCGCCGTTCTGCGTCTATTTCTTCCAGAATGGTCATCCGACCTTCTCCCCCTCTGTCGGGTTTGGCGTTGCCGCCAGCCCCCGCACCACGTCATTGATGTCTTTCACGCCAGCGGGAGGCCGTGCGATCCGCACCCGCCGCCCCTGGCTTTGGAACCGGGCGATCACCTTGGCCCACATCGCCGCCGCCTTGCTGTCAGCGGCATCGTTCTGTCCGACCAGCAGCACGCCGCAACCGGGCGGCAGATCGATGTTGAGCATGTTCGATCCGCTGACGGCGGCAATCACCCGCAGGCTGGGCTTGGCCAGCGCCGCCGACAGCCCGTCCTCGATACCTTCCGAGATGGCGATTTCCTCGCTTGGCTCCGCCGACTTGATCGGCTTGCCGCTGGCGCCGCGCCACAACGCGATGAAGCCGCCGCGATAGCGCCCCAGCGACAGCTTGCTGTCGGAGACGCCTTGCAGCTTGATCACCCGCCCATCCGGCTCGACCTGCAACCAGGTGCGATGGATCGCCCGCTGTTTGCCGTCCAGCCCCTGAATGGTCGCCACCATCGCCGGGTGGTGGCGCTGCGTCTCCGGATGGCGCAGGCCGGAGTGAAAGCGCAGGGCGCGCGGCTGCCGCCCCAGCACATCGAGCGGGATACCGCGCCCGGCCAGATAGGCCTCGACCGGAGTGTCCTTGATGCTTTGCTGACTCGACAGCCAGATCGCCATCATGTTCTTGCGCTTGCGCTCGTCGTCCTCTTCCGAGGTCTTGGCCAGCCGCTCTTGCTGATCAACGCTCCGCCGCGTGCGCTGCAAGGCATCGTGGTCGGTGCCGTCGAGCCCCAGCCAGGATTTAGCCCAAGCCACCGCCCGCCCGGCATCGCCGCCGCAGGCGACCAGGCGCACCAGGTCAAGCGCATCGCCACGGTCGGTGCCGCTGGAAAAATCCGCCCAGGTGCCGGCCCGGTGCCCGCGCAGATGCACCGCCATCGACCGCCCCGCCTCGCCGGAGCACGAGCCAACGCGAAATTCCGGCCCCTCGACGACGCCGTTGGGCAACAGGTAGCGGCACAAATCCAGAATGCGCGCCGCCAGCATCGCCGAGATTTGCTCGACAGGCATCAGATCGCGCGGCGGGTATTGGCGACGATTCATTCGGGCGCCCTCCGCAGGGCCAAGGCATCCGCCGCCGCATAAGCGTCGCGGATACCGGCGCTCGATTGGTCTTCCAGCTTGGCGACCACCCAGGCCACCGCGCCGATTGGGCTGGCTTCGGGGCCGTCACCGCCGCCCATGCGCGCCGCCAGCGAGTCCGGATGCCAGCCGGATTGCAGCAACAGCGACAACAGCACGCAGGCGTCGTCGAGCAGCCCTTCCAACTGGCCGCCCGACTTCACCCCGTCGAAAAACACCTCACGCGCCTTGCCGCCTTTGTCGAAACCGATGCTGGCTAGCCAGGTCTGACCGCTCCAATGCACCACCTGAGTGACAATCAGCCGCCGGTTTGGCAGCCGCTGGCGTTCGGGCTGCGCGCTCATGCCGGCACCCGTGCCGGGGCGTCACGGAAATTGGTCGGGGGCAGCGCCGCATTGCCCATGTGGTCCCGCACGGGGGAGAGGCGACCCGCGCGAATGCCGCCCCCGGCCAAACCGTCGCGCCACAGAACGGCCGACAGCTTGGCGGGAGGCGCCAAAGAATCCCCCGGAGCGGGGAAAGTGCTCCGGGGGCAGTCGAGGGAGGAGTCCCCAGCCTTTACCTCACGCGAGGCCCGGCGGCCGGCAGCCGGTTGGGTTTGGGCGAATGCGCTCATGGCCAGCGCACTCCCGTTATCAAGATCAACACTAGCACCAGACCGAACGACGCCGCCGGCGTCACCCAGCTGGGCAAGGCGAAGGCGCGCCGCCGCCTCAAAACAGCGAACCCGGTTCGTCATCGTCGGGACCGGCGGAGTGAGCGGCCTGCGTCGATCCGCTCCGGGCGCGCCACGGACTGCCGCCGCGCGAGGCCGGTGGTGCCGAGGTGCCAGCCCGTAAATACATCTGCCGGCCTTGGTCGAAGCTCTCGCAAAGATCAACTTCGCTGTCGGTGAAGGGGCAAACCTCGACGCCGTCGCGGGCTGCCGCGATGCCGGCCCAACGCGCTTCGATGGCCGCGACTTTGGCCGAAGCGGCGCGCCGGGCATCGACCACATGGATGTCAACACTGTGCATGCTCCCCTCCCCAACATCATCTGCGCCGTCCCTGTTGGGTCCGGCGACGGTCCTGACGGCGGCTGACCGCCGTCACCAACACTTGGCCGCAGACCTGAATTCCGGTGGCCAGCGCCAACAGCAGCCCATCGAGATCGAACGACAGGCGCTCAATCAGGCGACGAATCAGGCGGTCAATCATCGCGCCGAAACCCCCGACTTGCGGTCGGCACGCAGTTGCTTGATTTCCCGTCCCATCGCCTCGAACTTGGTTTCCAACTCGTCGACCATCTGATCCATGCGGGCCAGCCGCTCGATGTCCTCGCCGGGCGACAGCACCTCGGCGGCGAAGGCCGCGCCATGCAGCAACCAGGCGCGTTCGATGTTCTCGACCCGAGGCCCCTGACCAGCGGCCCAGCTTTCCGCCGTGCGCGGACTGACCTCGAACGCCTGCGCACAGCGCTTGGCATCCAAACTGCCGGGCAACCGCCCGGGGTAACGCCGCTTCAGCGCCGCCGCCCAGCGGTCGCCTAACCGAATCATTTCCGTAGTTGCGCCCATGGAACTTCCACCCTCACCGCCCGATACTGCGAAGCGTGAGGCCGGAAGGTCTTGGGAAATGGCAAAGCGCATCGTTGGGTGATCGGGGGTGCAACCCCGATCCACCGCGCTCACTCCGGAGGAAATCGCCTCAGCCATGACGATCACCCTCTCTTCGGCAATTGTCGGAGCGCCTGGATTTGGCTCCTCCGACAACACGCGCAGGCCGAGCATGACACCCGGCCTGCCCTCCGCTATCCTGGAAACGCCAGTTACCAGAATCGGAGAATATGATGGAGATTTTTTCCCCTGCGGAGATCGAGGTGCAGCCCACATCGGACGGTGGAATCGCTCTGCTCGTGCACCCGACATCGGGCACACCAACTGTGCTGTCGCTGACCCCCTCCCAGACGGAGCGCATGATCATCGATCTGCTGCTGGCGGCGCGGATCGCGGCCGAATGCAATCCCGCCGCCCCGTCAGGAAAGACCATGTCGCGCGGAGCCATGCCGATACCGGAAAATGCCACATCCGCCGACGAACTGGGCTTTGCTCTGACCAGCGATCATCAAGCCGTGACGCTGACGTTCCGCTTTGGCGCCGCCGTTGTGCCGATTCTTCTGCCGGTGGCAGCTCTAGAAACGACAATCGGCGACCTGTCCCAGATCGCACTGGCGCTTCGGTCAGGATCGAGCCGTACACAGTAGCCCAGGCGCTCACGGGCACCCCGCCCTGCACGGCAAGCCGTCGCAGCGGCAGAACCCTGAGTGCCCGAAGCCGCCCCAACTCGTCCAGGTAATAGCCCAATGCAGGCGCGCGGGGATCGTTGCCACTTCTGTCCAAGGTCCCCGCGCCGGGATGTCCTGCCGCGCGAAGCAAAGCTTCGACACACCGTTCGGGGCGAAATGTTTCGCTCATTGCGTTGCCTCCATCGAAGGATGTTCGGGGAACGTCGCGCCCGCTCGCCGCCGGGCTGGGGGGGCCGGGCGCGGTAGGTCAAAAATGATGCATCGAAGGACGGCATAAGTTACGCCGACGATTCCGCGCGCTTCGGCAACATCGACAATCTTCGGCCACTGAGTTGGAGGAATACCCTTCCGACGCTCCCAGTTGCACAAGCAGGTGCGCCCAATTCCAAGAGCCGCCGCCATTGATGCACGGCCTCCAAATCGGTCCTCTAGGTCATAGAAAGTGCGAATGTCGTTTTGCATACGCCAAAAGATGTCACCATACGTGACATTAAGCAATACTCAAAAGTGGCGTGATCCTCAAGCTGCGGCATCACAGTCTGTGAGCATGTCGCAAAATATCGAAAAACCGGACCAGATGAGGGAAATCGGCCTTCGCCTGAAGGCGACGCGCATTGCGCTCGGCCTCACTCAGGACGAGATGGCAACCAGCATCAATGTTGGACGAACGACGCTGACCAATTGGGAAAAAGGCGACCGAATGCCCGATCCGCTAGCTATGGCACGACTAGCTGAACGATATGGCGCGACAATGGATTGGATATATTGGGGCAATATGTCTGGACTGCAGCTTTCGCTGGCAACCAAGATAGATCCTCTACTATCAAAGTCTTCCCGCACTGGCGGCTAACTGCGGGCAGCCGTAGACTTTAGACATTAGCCCTATCCCTTCTGCTCCATCCGATATTTGATGGCCTCTATGGGATCGGGTGGATCGACCTGCCTAATTCACAAGGCGCTGGCGGAACCACGCGGCGAGGTGACTTTCCTCGATCTCGCCGGCCGCCACCGCCTCCATGGTCCTGACCGCTTCGACCGGATCGAACCGCAGACGATAACCGTTATCGGCCAGGAACAAACGCGCGACGATCCACGCCGTGCGTTTGTTGCCGTCGGAAAAGCCGTGATTGCGGGCCAGGCCATAGGCATAGGCAGCCGCCAAATCGGCGGCGTCGGGTTGCCCATAACCGGCCAGGTTCCGCGGCCGGGCCAGCGCCGAGTCCACCGCGCCGACGTCGCGAACGCCATCCAGCCCGCCATGCTCGGCCAATTGCCGCTCGTGGATGGCGTGAGCGATGTCCGTTCCGACCCAACGCCACGCCGTCACTTGGCCAGCGCCCGCAGGATGTCGCGGTCGTCATGCATGATTTCCTCGGCCAGGGTCATCTGCCGCGCGAAATCAGGGTTAAAGGGCGTCAGCCGATAGCCGCCATCCGGCGCTTCGGTCAGATAGAGCGTGTCGCCCTTTTGCACCTTGAGCCGGGCCATCGCCTCCTTGGTCAGGATGACGCCGGCCGAAGCCCCGATGGTGGTCACTTTGAACGTGAGCATGGTTTGTCTCCACTGCGGTATATAATGTTCATTATATAGATACAACCATCTCTGGGCAAGATGCCGTGAAGCTCCCACCTCAATATGCAACCATGTTGGATGTAGGGGCGGGGTAGCATTGTCACATAAAGTGACATTTGCCAATTGCCATAGGTCACAATGCGTGACATTGTGGGCCATCACAACCGATGGAGGCCCCAATGACCAAGACTCTCCCCCGCCAGCCCAACAAACGCGGCCGCACGCCTGACGGCAAGCCGAACCCGATCGACGTGCATGTCGGCGCCCGCGTCCGACTGCGCCGCACCTTGCTCGGCATGAGCCAAGAAAAGCTGGGAGAGGCCATCGGCCTGACCTTCCAGCAGGTGCAGAAATACGAACGCGGCGCCAACCGCATCGGCGCCTCGCGCCTGTTCGACCTGTCGCGCGTCCTCGATGTCCCGGTGTCGTTCTTCTACGACGACATGGCCCCCGACATCTCCGCCGCCAGCCCGGCCCGACTCCTCTGCGGCGCCGCTCTGCCCGCCCCTTCCGACGACAACGACCCGCTGGCCAAGCGCGAAACCCTGGAACTGGTCCGCGCCTATTACCGCATCACCGACCACCAGGTGCGTAAGCGGGTGTTCGAGTTAGCCAAGGCTCTGGCCGTCTCCGCCGACGTGCAGATCGCCGAATCCCTCCTGCGTACGGCGGAGTGACCGAC